CGAATTTCAAGAGAAAATAGATTTAATGGGCTTGAATGATTTTTTTACAATCACAAAAAGCGAAATAACAAACATTCAATCAGGGAGTGAAATTATTTTTAGAGGTATAAAAACTTCAAGCGGTGACCAAACTGCTAACCTTAAATCTTTACAGGGGGTAACTACTTGGATTTTAGATGAAGCTGAAGAGTTAGTGGATGAAACTACATTCGATAAAATTAACCTTTCCATTCGACAAAAAGGCAAACAAAACAGAGTTATACTTATTTTAAACCCAGCAACAAAAGAGCATTGGATTTATAAACGCTTCTTTGAATCGGAAGGAGTTGAGCCGGGCTTTAATGGAATAAAAGGGAATACTACTTACATACATACTACCTATAAAGATAACATAGAAAATTTAGATCAAAGTTTTATTGATGAAATTGAACGTTTGAAAGTAAACAACCCTAAAAAATACAATCACGTTATTTTAGGCGGTTGGTTAGATAAAGCTGAAGGGGTTGTGTTTACAAATTGGAAAATAGGAGAATTTAACCCTGACAACTTACAGACTTCATTCGGACAAGACTACGGGTATTCAGTTGACCCTACAACGTTAATTGAGGTTGCTATTGACAGAAAAAATAAAAAACTATACGTACACGAACATTTTTATAAAAAGTCGCTTACAACTTCTGAAATTGCTATTTTAAATAATGAATATGCAAAGAGAAAATTAATTATAGGCGATAATGCAGAAGGAAGGTTAATAGATGAGCTTTGCCGTATGGGTAACAATATCGTAAGATGCGACAAGCCACCGATTGAATACGGCGTTTCTCTTATGCAGGATTATGAAATTATTATTTCTCCAACTTCAACAAACATCGTTAAAGAGTTTAACAATTACGTTTATTTAGATAAAGGCAGTAAGTTGTATATTGATGACTACAACCATACTATTGACGCTATTCGTTACAATGTAGTTTATCATTTAGGCGGAAGCGGTGCTCCGAGAATCTTGTAACAAAAATTAACTTTTTTACTTATACTAATATGAAAGTATTAATACCTGAAAATTCAAAAGATATTACTCTTTTGCAATATCAAAAGTTTACCGAATTACAATCACGTGAGGATTTAAACCCGCACGAATTTAATGTTCGTAAAATTCAAATCTTTACAGGATTGAAACCTAACGAGGTTAAATTAATTTCAAGTGCTGATTATGCGGATATACTTTCAAAAATTGATATTGCTTTAAATCAGGAATGCGAGTTTGAAGCTATTGTAAATATCAAAGGAATTGAATTTGGATTTATTCCTAATTTAGATAAAATTACGGCTGGTGAGTTTATGGATTTAAACGACAATCAAAATGGAGTTGAAAATTTACATAAGGTTATGGCGGTGTTATTTAGACCTATAAAGAAAAAAGATACTTTCGGGAATTACGAAATTCATCCTTACTTGGGTACGGAAGAAAATGCCGAAATAATGAAGCTAATGCCTATGAATGCCGTTACGGGTGCGATGGTTTTTTTTTCGAATTTAGCCAACGAATTAGTGAGTTATACCCAGAGGTATTTCAGTCAGGAACAACCGAAAGCGAATCCTCAAACTACTTTCAAAAGTGGGGTTGGTATGCAACGATTGACTCAATGGCTAATGGCAAAATTTGGCACTATGATAAAGTAACAAACACGAATGTACATAAGTTTCTATTATACCTTTGTCATAAAAGAGATAAACAAAGGGTAAAAGAAATGATAATAAAAAAACAATTAGCATGAATCAATTAAGCGAATTATATATTTACTTTAAACAATTAGCGGATTCCGATCCGTTTATTAAATCAGTTCGTAAATTAAACCCGGAACAAATGGCAAATGATAAAGAATTAATTTTCCCTTTGCTTAATGTATTTATCGATGCTGGTGGTTTTACAAATGGCTCAACGATATTGTTTGATGTTACACTTTCCGCTTGGGACATTCGTGATAAAAATAATGAGTTAATCACTGATCAATATTGGGGTCAGGATAACGAATTAGACAACCATAATACAACCCTTGCGATATTGAATAGGATTTGGGGTAAAATGTATAAAGACTTTGAGAATAAGAATATTACGGCAAGTGAAAATCCAACGTTTGAGTTAGGGAGTATGGAAGGTCATAAGTTATTGGATGGTGCAGTATTAACTTTTCAAGTCGAATTGCCAAATACAACTATTAACCTATGTCAGTAAAAAGCGAATTAGATAAATTTGGTAAATACATAGTTCAGCAGTCAAGGTCAAATTTGACAAAGAAAGACAAAAAGGATAGAGGCAAACTTTATAAATCTATTGGTTATGATTTGGAAGTTGGTAAGCGTAGTTTCTCTTTATCTTTTAAAATGGAGAATTACGGAACGTTTGTCGATAAAGGGGTAAAGGGGGTTAGCAGTTCATCAAAAGCACCAAACAGCCCTTATAGATTTGGAAGTGGTACGGGTAAAAAAGGCGGATTGACAGAAGGAATAAACGGATGGGTAAAAAGAAAACGATTTCAGTTTAGAGATAAAAAAGGAAAGTTTTTGAGTTACGAAAGTACCGCTTTTTTAGTAAGGCGTTCGATTTGGTTTACAGGTTTAAAAACAACAAACTTTTTTGAAAGACCTTTCGAATTAGCATTTAAAAGATTACCCGAAGATTTAGTGCAGTCCTTTGGGTTAGAGGTTGAAGATTTATTAAAATTTACATTAAAATGATAAAAACATTAAGTCCATATTACATAAACATTCCTTTTGTAAATCCTATTACAAATGTTACATCTACTTCTTATATTTTAGAGTTATACATTTGGAATGGCGATAAGGAAGATGTACCCGTAAATCCAACATACACAATAACAAAATCAAATCCAACGGCTTCAACGGGAACGGATAAAATAAACATAGCAAATTTAATAAATGACTTTATTGAGTTTGCACCTAACAAATCAATCACAACCGAGTTGAACGATGGTAATAATCAACTTTGGGTATTGTCGCAAGTATTCTATAATGATAGCCCAACGGTTGCACAGATATTTAATATTGATTTGGCTTTGAAAGGTTACGGATATGGATTGAGTGGAGAGAATCCACAGCCACCGGCAAACAAAATATTAATTCCTATTAACGAATATAAAGTAAGTCGAAATAGTATCTTTAACGTACCTATTTTAATTGATGAGCCAACACCAACGGAGCCGGAATTAGTTTTAAACTCTGTTACATTAGATAGTGGTGACGATTACATATTTAATTATACCTTAAATTTTGTTGCACCTTCGGTAAGACCATTTTACAAACAAAGCACAGATACTTTATACACTATTCCAACAGTTGTATCAGCAGGAAGCGGAGCAATAGGCACAGATGAATTAACGGCTACAATTCCAATTACAGGAAGCGTAGATTTTAAGGTTACAGCGTTTGACCCTATTACAAATCAGTTAATAACATCTAACATAATTACAGAAACATTATGATAACAATTATATCCTATCCGAATAATAATTTAGATGAGTCGATTGCAGTTCCAACTTCTATTGATAGTGCTGAAATGGTGCAAAATATATGGATTGATGTTTCAGAAGCGGGGAACGATGAGTACATAGAAGTTACCTACAATGATGAAACGATTACTTTATTGATTACAGATGAGTGCCGTTACACACCCGTAGATATTGCCTATCAAAATAAAGAGGGTGCTATTGCTTTTTTTACATTTTTTAAAGCAAAAACCGAAAGTATAAACACTAAAAAGGAAACGTTTGAAAGTAAAAGAGGACAACCTTCAACAGGAGTGCATCAGTTTATAGATTTTAACGTACAAGGTAAAACAAGTTATTCTATTAATAGTGGCTTTGTAGATGAAAGCATAAACGAAATATTTAAACAAATGGCATTATCTGAAAGAGTGTGGGAGTTTGTTGAAGGTAATTACATTCCTTTAAATATTAAATCCACTTCTTTGGAATATAAGACACGACAAAAAGACAGGTTAATTAATTATACAATCGAGTTTGAATATTCGTTTAATGAAGTTAATAACGCATGACAGTAGCTTTATACATAGAGAATGAAAGAATTGATTTATTCCCAGAGGATAACATCGAAATAGTTTCTTCTATTGCGGACAGTTCGGATATTACAAAGGTAACTACTGACTACTCAAAATCATTCAGCGTTCCGGCAAGTGATACCAATAATCGTATTTTTAAACATTACTACAATGCAACGATTGATAATACATTTGATGCACGTATAAAAACAAACGGAAGGATTGAAATAGATGGGTTGCCTTTTAAAAGTGGTAAAATTCAACTTGAAAAAGTAAATGTAAAAAGTTTAAAAGCGTCAAGCTATTCTTTAAGATTTTTCGGGAAGTTAGTAGCATTTAAGGATAAGGTAAAAGATGACGAGTTACCTTCATTAGATTTGTCAGCATTAAACTTTGAGTATACGCAAGGAAATATGATTACCGCTTTAACGAGTAGTTTAAGTAGTGGGAAAATCATTTGTAATTTATTAAGCAAAAAAAGATTTTATTATAATTCAGATCCGACAGATACAACCAATAATGAAACAACTACTAATATAGCAAATGAGCCGGTCAATCCTAATCAGTTAAGACCTTCAATACAATTAATAGAAGTTATAAAAGCTATTGAGGATAAATACGATGTAAATTTTAGTCGTGATTTTTTTGATAGGGCAGAGTTCACGAATTTATACTTATGGCTAAACAATTCCATTGATATATTAGGTCAAAAAACAAGTCAGTTAATAAATTGGAACGGTGGCAATGGTTCGGACTTTGGTCTATCAAACGCAACAGATACGTGGGTTAATAGTACTTATTTTGACGATGGACTTGATTATAGAATATTCAAATATCGTATAACAATTAATACTACTAATACAGACCCTTATGATGTTGTAGTAAAAAATAATAATATTGAAATAGCAAGGTTTAACAGTTCGGGTGGTAATTTTACAAGTGATTTTATAGAAATTAAAACTACTGAATTAACAAATTTTAGTTATCAATTTTTTGTTGAGAGTAACAAGCCAATGAGTTATACGGCTTCTATTTTATTAAGAAGAACATTAGGCGGATTTCCTTTACCGACAACAGAAAATAGAACATCAACCGCATCAACTAATACAATTACACCGACTTTTGATATTTCACTTAATTTGCCAAAAGTTAAAATAATTGATTTTATAAAAGACTTAACGCTTTTATTCAAATTAGTATTTATTCAAAATTCAGAAACTGAAATTTATGTAAATACATTACCTGATTATTATTCCGAAGGTAGATTATTCGATATTACAAAGTATGTTAATTTTGAAAGCAACGAAGTAAATAGAGGTACACTATTTAACGAATTGTTATTTAAGTTTGAAAACCCGAAAACAATTTTAAATGAGCAGTTTAAAATTAACACCACTTTGGGCTATGGTGATGAGGAGTTAAGATTAGCAGATGAAAATGGCGATTTATTAGATGGTGAAAAATTAGAAATTGCACCAAAAGTAGAACAAATAATTTATGAACGATTGCCGGATATTAATACGGGAGAGTTAACGAATATTCAATACGGACTTTCAGCAGATAGAGAGTTAAAACCCGTAAATCCGACTTTACATATTTTTTATAACACGAAAGCAAATTTAACGGATACACCGTTTAGAATTATTGTCGATTCTTCGGGAACTGAGGCAGATATAATTGGAGAAATAAACACACCGAGTCATACAGATGTTTTAGAAAATTCAAACTTTGCCGTTTTATTTTCTGAAGAGTTTAGTACGTGGAATGGTGCTTTAATTTCAAATAATCTTTACACGAATTATTGGAGCAGTTACATTGAAAGCGTGTTTAATATTAAAAGGCGAAATTTTGTTTATTCCGCTTATTTACCCTTACATATTCTTTTAGCTTTAAAGTTAAATGATGTACTATTAATCGATGGTAATTATTACCGAATAGATAAGTACACCGCTAATATCATAACTGGCAAAGTAGATTTTAATTTAATTAACTCTTTTGATAATACAATAAATCCATTTGCAACAAATGAAACAATAGTTTTTTCAGATGCAAAAAGTGGAACGAGAAGCATTTATGTAAAAGGCAATTCCGATTTTACTATTTCGCTTGACGATGGCAGTTGGATAACGGCAACGATTGAAGGTAGGAATGTTATATTAGAAATTGATGTAAATAGAACGGGGTTAGACAGACAGGATATACTTGAAATTACAAGCGGAAGTGAAACAATAGAAATAGTAATATTTCAAAGTGCAGAAAGTGTGAGAGCAGATAATAACGTAATAACGGCAGATACAAACTTAATAACGGCAGACAATGGCTAAACAATTAGTAAACATAGGAACAACCGCCAACGATGGCACAGGTGATGTATTACGCACCGCATTTGATAAAGTAAATGATAACGCAGATGAGTTGTATGCGTGGACTGGGTGGATTTCACGATACAAAGCTACAACCGTAACATTAACAGGAGCATCACAAAATTTAATCACAATAACAGGTACACCCGAAAGCAATAACGGTTTAA